ATGGCAATGACGACATGCAGGAAGTGTGGTGGCGAAGTGGAACGTAAGGCAAAAAAATGCCCATATTGTGATTCAAAGAGACCTGGTGAACGATGGTGGCATGTAGTTGCCGGTCTTGCCGTTATACTTATTGCTGTACCTAGTGCAATTAAATCTTGCTCTGACCAACCTGAATCTAAGGCCGGTACGACTGAAAACGTTGCTCAATATACGGATACAACTCTTAAGCAGTGGAGAAAGCTGGGAAAAGACGAACGCTTAAAATTTATTGATGGTTACTTAACTCAGGCCAACATTCCTCTATCAGCCTCTGGTGATTTCTACAATTGCATTAGTCAGCATTCGTTTACCAAAGATGATAACGTTAAATCCAAAGAGGCCCTCGACTGGTGCAAACAGGATTATGGTAGAGATCCATCATTGCTCGCTAACATGGTGAATTTTGATACCTTCATGGGTAACGTTAGGTCATTCGATAGTTCGTATCGCCCATTAACATCTGCTATTAAAGACAATATGAATGACCCATCCTCATTCAAGCACATAGAGACTAATTATCGGTTTGTTCTATCTGGATCTGCACCATATGCTGTGGTCACAACAACCTACCAAGGCAGCAATGCTTATGGGGCAACAGTTAAAGATAGTGCATCGGCTAAAGTTGATTTAAATACAGGTAATATTGTTGAGTACCATCAATAAAAAAATAAGCCCCGCAATTATCTGCGGGGCTTTGTTTTATATCGCCAGATTCAGTTGATCCCGACCGCGATGTGATGGCGGAAATGCATCATGAGGAATGAAGCTATCGGGCAGTGGATTTTCTTTCTGTCGCCGGGTCAGGCGCTCCACGCTTTCCAGCGTGGAAAATCCAACTCCACATTCCAGGCTGTTGCACTGATAAAACTTGCGCCGGACGGTGTTGGTGTCATTCATTGGTGAACTGGTTCTGATACGGGCTGACGCACCGCAAATTGGACATCTGAACATAATGGCTCCCCCACGGGAGTTGAACTCCCGGCCATTGTATTCTGCTTATTCCGTTTCGGCTATCCATTCGGGTATTTTGGCTTCCAGCTCCAGCTGCGTGGTAAATCCGCCGCTGTCGTCAATCACATGCTCCGCTTTTGCAATTATCCAGTCCTGGTTGTCTATTTCCGCTTTAAACCCTGACACGGTGCCGTGCATTTCCGGGTAGAGGTCAGCGCGTCCGCGCGCCAGGGTAATGGAGAACTCCGCTGCCCCTCGCTGGAGCTGCTGCCACTTAGCAGCAGCGGCACGCTTTGCCGCCTCTTCGTTCTGGTAAGTTTTCCGCAGGACATATACGTTGCCTTCGGCCCCTTCCATGTAGTCACCTTCGCGGCTGCTGCTCTTCTCTTTTTTTGGTTTTGGCGGCTTGCGGCGTTTAACGCTTACCTTTTTCTTTTTGCCAAAATTCAGATCCAGCCAGTAGGCCTGTACGCCGGTATATGCCTGCCTGTCAGCAATTCGAAACCTGTGTCTATCTCCGTCGCTTCGCGTCAGGGCGAAAGAGGGCAACGCCTTACCGTCTGCCGTTACGCCGCCGCCCGGCTGGATAAATAACAGATAACCATTTTTTACGGTGGCAATGGCTCCCAGCATGTCGGCCATCCTCGTTAAAAATGACATATCGCTTTCTTCGGTCTGGTCAGCGTGGTCAATTTCGATATTCATCAGCATTTCACTGATTTGCGCCTTCAGCTTATAGCGACTGGCAATCGCAGAAACGACGCGTTCTACCGTCACGTCATGCCATGAGACTTCGCGTTTGACGTTAAATTCCTCCCGAAAGTCGGCGCTGCTGGCGGTAATTTGCAGCATATCGGGCGGGCCTTCGTGGGATATTTCATCCACGGTATAAAGCCCCTTGTATATCAACGGCTCACCCTTCCAGCCCATCGATAAAGCCAGTTGCGTGCCGCGCGGCGGCAGCTTAACCATGCCGTCCGCATCATCCACGCTGATGGTTATCTGGTCGGCCTCAAACCCCCGGTTATCGGTCATCGATACCGACATGATCCGGTCATTCAGGTCAGACAGTATTTCGCCCCCTGCGGTGATGCTGTAATCGGGGATCTTTATCGCATCGTCCAGGTTGTCCAGCCAGCTGTTGATTTTCAGATTGAGTGTGTCGATCAGTGTCATAGCGCCTCCGTTGTTCCGCATGATTTCACGCGCGCGCGGGAAGCGATAACCCCTTTTTGTTGTGGGCTGACGGTCAGAATCCTTAATGCGTGAAGTGGTCGGGTGCATAGGGGATTATTGATGCGAACTCAAACAACATAATGGTGGAAAACATGAGCGAAGCGCGTTTCCACGGTGCCCGCGTCAGAGAAAATACCGATCTGGTAACAGCCATTGATGACATTGATTCCAGTGTTATCGGGATTGTTGCTGTGGCGGATGATGCTGACGCTGACACCTTCCCCCTGAATAAACCCGTTCTTCTTCATCGGGTCAACGACGTGCTGGGCCTGACGGGTAAGACCGGCACACTGTACAAGAGCCTGAAAGCAGTTGCCGACCAGGTCAGCACAAAAGTCATCGTAGTGCGTGTCGCACAAGCGGAAGACGGTGAAGGTAAAAAAACGCAGTCGCAGCTGGTGATCGGCGGTACTGAATCCGATGGGACTTATACCGGGATGTATGCCTTTCTGGTAGCGGAACAGGATGAGCGTATCGGATATCGTCCACGCATTCTGTCAGCGCCCGATCTCGATACGGAAGAGGTGACATCCTCCCTGTGTGTGATTGCTGAGAAGCTGCGTGCCTTTGTGTATGCCGGATGCAACGGTTGTGAAACGATGGCGGATGCCATCGCCTACCGCGCAACCTTCGCGTATCGCGAACTGATGCTTATCTGGCCTGACTTCATCGCCTATAACCCCGTGTCCGGTAAGAACGAAGTGTTCCCGGCCCCGGCATATGCCTGCGGTCTGCGTGCGCAAATCGATCACACCCAGGGCTGGCACAAGTCGCTGTCAAACGTCCCGGTAAAAAATGTGCTGGGAATTTCAAAACAGGTGTTCTGGTCACTTCAGGCTGAAGACAGCGACGCCAACGCGCTGAACAACAAAGAAATCACCACGCTTATTAAGCGTAATGGTTTCCGTTTCTGGGGCAACCGCACGCCGGATACCAAAGACTATATCTTTGAAGTCTACACCCGCACCGCGCAGGTTCTGGCAGACAGCATTGCGGAAGCGCAGTTTGAAGATATTGACGAGCCGCTGACCCCGGCGAACGTGAAAGACGTTATCAGTGGCATCCGCGCGAAGCTGGACAAGCTGGTCACGTCAGGGCGTCTTATCGGTGCTGAATGCTGGTATGACGTGGTGGACAACACCACCACTGACCTTCGTCAGGGGCGGGTGCGTGTTCGCTACAAATACACCCCAGTGCCGCCGCTGGAAGATCTGACGCTACATCAGACCTTCACGGATGAATTCTTTGGACCTGCATTCGCTTCTCTGGGAGGTGCGTAAATGGCTGTTCCTCATAAACTCCGCCTGTTCACCTGCTTTGTTAACGGCGATAACCAGATCGGGAAAGTCACCTCGTTTACCCGCCCGAAACTCAGCCGCAAGCTGGAAGACTACCAGGGTGGCGGCATGATTGGATCCGTTGGTGTGGATCTCGGTCTGGACGCCGGGGCGCTGGATTCCTCCATTGAATTTGGCGGCGTGATCAAAGCCCTTTTTCTTGAATATGGCGCGGATATCGACGGCACCCGCCTGCGTTTCGCCGGTGAATACTACACCGATGGCGACAGTCAGCTTGTTGAAGTGGAGCTGCGCGGACGTTTCACCGAGCTTGACGGTGGCGACAGCAAGCAGGGAGAAAACACCGTCGAGAAATACACGTTCAAATCGACGTATTACAAATTCTCTATCGACGATAAGCCGATTATTGAGATTGACCTGCTGAACTTTATCTACAAGAAAGACGGCAAGAACATCTACCCTGACCGCATCACGTCTGCCCTGGGAATGGGCTGATAATTAACCCTGACGGCGGCACATCGTTGTGCTGCCCGGAGACTCAACGATGAAAAAAAATGATACTGCATCAGTAACAGCTGAAGGTGGTGTGACGCTGGCCCAGCCAATTGTACGTGGCGAAGAGAAGATTACCTACGTGGAGATTGGCGAAGCAATTAAACAGTCCGGCTCGCTGCGTGGCCTGTCGCTCTCGGATGTGCTCAATATGAAAACAGACACACTGGTGACGTTGTTCACGCGCGTGACCTCGCCACGTCTTAAAGAAAACGAAATTAAAACGATGGCCACCGCTGATTTTATCGCGCTCTCTCAGGCGATCGTGCCTTTTTTGGTTCCTACGGGCTCTGGAGCACAGAGCGAGCCGGAGACGGAAGCACTGTAACGGTGGTGAAATTCGACCAGATTGAAGAGCTGGTCGCCGATATTGCCGTTGTTTTTAACTGGTCGCGCGCCGATATCTACATGATGGATCCGGGTGAGGTTATCACCTGGCGCGAACGGGCCGCGCGACGTAGCGGAGCCCGTGAAGATGAAGACACTTGATATCCGTATCGCCTTCAGCGCGATCGATAAACTGACCCGACCTGTTGAAACCGCCCGCCAGAGTGTGGGCGGTCTCTCTGATTCTCTCAGGAAAACCCAGACCGACATTAAATCGCTTGGAACACAGTCAAAAGCGTTTGCCCGCCTGCGCGAGAACTTCACCAAAACCACCGAAAAGATCCAGACGACCCAGCGGGAACTGAATGGCCTCCGGCAGGCACAGCAGGCCGGGAACGTGATGACGGACAAACAGCGCGAACACATGGCAATGCTGACGGCAAAGCTGAATCGCCTGAATGAAGTACGCACCCGTGAGAAAGAGAAGCTGCGCGAGGCGACGGCTGTGATGGTCAGGCATGGCATCACGCTGTCCGGCAGTGATCGAACCATCCAGAGCGCCATAAGGCGTACCGAACAGTACAACCAGACGCTGGAGCGCGAACGGCAGATGCTGGCGCGAGTGACACAGGCGCGTGCACGCTATGACCATGCTCAGCAGATGGCCGGTAAGTTACGCGGCGGCGGCGCGGTTGCCATGGGGGCCGCTACCGTTGCCGGTTACGGTGCCGGTCGCTTTCTTGCTCCGGCTGTAGGGTTTGACAGGGAAGTATCCCGCGTCGGGGCGCTGACGCGTCTCGATAAAACCGATCCGCAGTTTGCTGCATTGCGCGAGCAGGCTAAAAAGCTGGGGGCTGAAACGCAGTTCAACTCCCGTGATGCTGCCAGTGGTCAGGCATTTCTCGCTATGGCTGGATTCACGCCACAGGCCATACAGGCAGCTTTACCCGGCGTTCTCAACATGGCGCTGGCCGGTGGGATGGAGCTTGGCGAAAGTGCTGATATCGGCTCAAACATTCTGTCGCAGTTCAAACTGGATCCGAAAGAGATGGACAGGGTCAGTGACGTACTGACTGCGGCGTTTACGCGCACCAACACCGACCTGGCAAACATTGGTGAGGCAATGAAATACGCCGGAACGGGGATGGCCGGGCTGGGTGTCAGCGTTGAGCAGACCACTGCGATGATCGGCGTGATGGCAAACGTGGGGTTGCGCGGCAGCATCGCCGGTACGGGGTTGCAGTCCACGTTCTCCCGTATGGCTGCGCCAACGGGCAAAGCCAAAGATGCGCTCAAAGAACTCGGGGTCAGCGTTGCAGACGCAACCGGGAAAATGCGACCGGCTGAAGTTGTCCTTGCTGATGTTTATAAGGCCGTCAGTAAGTACGGCGATGTGGACAGACTTTCGTTCTTCAAAGACATTGCCGGTGAGGAAGCTGCCAAATCCTTCCAGGCTCTGGTGCAGTCTGCGGGAAGTGGTGAGCTGCAAAAGCTGCTGGCTGAGCTGAAAAAAGCGCAGGGTGAATCTGCCACAGTCGCGAAAAAGATGGCGGATAACCTTGATGGCGATCTGAAAAACCTCGACAGCGCCTGGGAAGGATTTCGCATCCAGATTGAAGAGCTGCTTGACGGGCCACTTCGTGGACTGGTTCAGGGGATCAGTGATGTTGTCGGGGCAATGACCACCTGGGCAAAAGAAAACCCCCGGTTAACGCAGACATTACTGATTATCGGCGGCAGTGCGCTGGCCTTTACGGCCATCATCGGTGGATTGTCTCTGGTTGTTGGGGTATTGCTGGGGCCAATAGCAAAACTGCAACTTGGCTTTGCGTTGCTGACCGGAACAAAAGGACTCGGTCGGGCCATCCCGATGTTTGCTCAGTTGCGCGCGCTTATGGGCGGGCCGATGGGAAGTATCAAAGGCTGGCCCTCTGCATTCTCTTCAATGGCGAGAGGGGCTGGCAGACTGACGGGTATTTTGGGCCCGCTGAGAGGGATGTTGCTGGCGGTATTTGCCTCACCAGGTGCCGCGCTGGGCTCTCTTGTTCGCGGTATCGCGATGCTGGCGCTTCGCCTTACCGGTCTCCCTGTTTTGTGGGGAATGATCACCGGTGCTGTATCGGTGCTTGGCGGCGCGCTGTCGCTGTTACTGAGTCCGATAGGTCTGGTCGGCGCGGCATTTGTCGCGGCTGGCCTGCTTATCTGGAAATACTGGGAGCCCATCAAAGCATTTTTTGCCGGTGTGTTCAGCGGCATTATGGAAAGGCTGGCACCACTCCGGGAGTCGTTTGCACAATTCAGCCCGCTGTTTGACGCTATCAGCAATGGCATCAGTCAGGTGTGGAGCTGGTTTAAAGAACTCCTTACCCCGATGGAGTCCAGCAAAGAGACGCTTGATAAATGCGCCAGCGCCGGGGAAATCTTTGGCAACGTGCTTGGCGGTGCGCTGCAACTGGTGCTGACTCCGGCCAAAGCCCTCATGGACTCACTGGCCTGGATACTTGAAAAGTTGGGTGTGCTGCCTGATGAAGCGGAAAAGGCCAGAAGAAAGCTCGATGATTTGAAAAAAGAACCTGTTATGTGGGAGTGGGATCCACAACAGAAAAAGATGGTGAAGAAAGAGTGGAAGCCTTCTCCCCCGAAAGTTGAAACAGGTACAACACCGCCTCCACCGGCACATACACCGCTGACGGGTGATCAGGGAACTCAGCGTCGACTACAGAAAATATCCGATAACACGGGCGGCATGCTTCAGGAGACGAAAAAACGGATTGGCCCCGGTGATATCGTCTTCAAAAATCTGCCCCGTGCCCTGGCAGTACGTGGTGAATGGCAGGAGTCAAAACTTTCGCGAACCTCTGCCGCTATCGCTCCGCCGCTTGCCCCGGTTGTTGCAGCGGCAGCGGCACCTGTTGTGCAGGCCATGTTACCCCCGGTCAGACGTCCAGGCGACAGCGCCAGAAATGACAGTGCTGCAGGTGGGTTTAACGGTGAAATTCACGTACATCTGCACAACGTGGTGACGCAGAATCCCCGCGAACTGGCGAAGACTGTGGGGGAAATGGTTAAGGCAGAATTAGACCGGCTGACCCGCGCAGGTCGCGGTAGTTTCCGGGACACAGATTAGGTGAACAGGTGACGTTATGATGATGGTTTACGGTATGTTTGTGTTTGAGCTGAGGACGCTACCCCATCAGCAATTACAGCAAAATAAATCCTGGCGGCACGTCAAAAACGAACGAATCAACCGTTCGGCAAGCTGGCAGTACATTGGGGCCGGTGAAGATCAGATCACTCTTTCCGGCGTGCTTTACCCGGAAATTACTGGCGGCGAGGTCTCGCTGACGGTGTTGACCACGCAGGCCTATACCGGACGCCCCTGGCCTTTGATTGATGGCACGGGGCAGATTTACGGGATGTATGTTATCACCGGCTTGCAAACCACCCGATCGGAACTTGACCGTTACGGTAAGGCGAAAAAAATAGAGTTCTCAATCAGTTTTCAGCGTTGTGACGAAGACCTTCGCGAACGGCTTCAGTCTTCCTCTGTCGGTGATCTGTTAACCGGGCTGAAGGATGGTGCCAACACGGCGTATAGTTCGATAAACAGTACGCTGACCGGGTTGGTGTAGCACTTCTGGGTATCGAGCAACGTCATTTCTGGCTGTACTGAAAAATGGCCAGCATAGTCAGAAGTGGTGGTGTGTTCCGGAATACGTTCGTTTCGAACCGAAGAGGTGGTGGCGGAATATGAAGAACGATGTTGCTTAGATGGGAAAATACCGGGTCTTGCTGATGCGAATTGATAAAGCAAAACCCGTATGGACTAAGCCTCTGGAGGAACAGGCCAGATAACATTCTCGGGGTCGATTGTTACATCAACCTCTTTAACCTCATTTTTATACGCCAGCCATGCCGACAATTTAGCCCTGTTGGTGTCGCTGATTTCACCGAGCATCAGTTCCGTGCGCCAGTCCTGCATCACAACGTCAGCGTATGCAAGTAAGCGCTGGCGTTCATTTTCAGCAATAGCAATCAACTCATCACGAGTTGGCGGAGGAATATCTCCCCAGGCAGGAAGGCCATCATCTCCGCTTATACGCTGCTTCCCGGATGGAGGTGTCTGCATAAACTCATCAGCAATATTCTGCTCCACTTCGATAACATCATCCGGCCACGTTCCCGCCTCTATAAATAAATCCTTACGCGACATGTCATAAAATGCGTTAGTTGTTTTGCTGTATCCAAATTCCATCATCAGACTCCCAGTGCGTACCAAAGAAATGCGTTAGGCGATGCAGCCATCGTCGTGCCGTCAAACATCAGTGTTCTGGCTGAAAATGCAGTGTTATCAAAAAACTCATCGTTGATGATGATTGACTGCATAGCCGAGGGGAACGTGGACTGCTTATAACCAAACCCGACAAAAAACGGTCGGTTAACGAATGCCTGGTTGAAGGTAACGCTTGCGGTCCCGTGAACACCTACACCCAGCCCCCATTGCAACATCAGTCCTCCTGGTAGCTTCATGAATCCATTCTGGTACAGGGAATTTGCAAAAAATGAAACGTCAGGGATTTGATTAGCGCCAACACCTACATCACGCAGCGCGGCACTTTTCAGACCAAGGTCTCCCCGAACCGCTGAAGCGTCTGTTCTGCTGAGTAGTGTTCTTGCAAATGCAGTAAAGTCAGCTAGTTCCGCAGTATTTATATCGACGAAATAGGGAAGTTTATTTGTGCTACCAACAATCGCAGCGATTGCGTTAAGGGCAAGATTGTCCCTGGCGGATGCCTGATGGGCAGCGCCTTTTTCTGCAATTTCATACAGATTTTTTCCTGCATGCAGTACATCTCCCAAATCAAGGTTTTGGAGAAACTTCGCCACGTCAGGTATATCCGCGCCGTTTTGGTTTTTCTGCATCGCACCGGTGATACGCGCATCATCACCCGCCGCAACGGTATTGGCTGTTGTACCTGTGTTTTTCGTCGAGCTGTCACCCAGTTGCAGATTCTGGCGGGCCAGTGCCGGATTAGGTAAATCGGCGAGATTGCGATCTTTTGCCAGCCGCGCGCCCGCGTTATCCATCGCAATTTTTACGGCTTTCGGGGTTGCTGCTTGTGTCTCGCTGTCATCCGTCACACTGCTGTTAAGCTGCGTAAAACCTTTAGCTGTAGTGGTTGCATCGGGATGGTTGCGCGACTGTTCGTGGGTGCGCATGAGTCCGTCAGCGTAACTCTTCACTTCAATAATTTTATTATCAACATACTGGCGAGTTGCCAGTACGACAGCCGGATCAATCTTCAGTGTTACCGCTTCGGTACTGCTGACGATCAGGATCACACGGATGGCCTGAACGCGTCCGCTGCCTTCCTGCAACTGCGGTTTGTAGGTCTCCGCACAGTTGGCAACCGCAATCATATCGCCGTCTTTATCAAACAGACCGATTTCACGGATCCACCACCCGCCCACGTCTTCCGGTATGACCTGCTCCGCAATTATCTGACTGGCATTTGCCGGGTCGACGGTCAGCATATTCAGCGGTGCGCGACGAATTTCATGTATCAGCGCGGTCTGGGCCGGATCAGGAGTAGGCAGTACGCCATTGCCATCGCCTACGGCCATCTGGGTGATCTCAACCTTTGTACCCAAAGCCGTGGCTTTTGCCAGTTTTGCGGCCCCGATATTGGTTAGCAGGGCAAAATATTTAGTCGCCATTTGCTGCGATCTCCACGGTATCAATAAAATGGACTGCCGCGCCGGTGTGGTCGCCACCGCTCACGGATATGGTTTCAGGAAAATAGGGGTAAACGGTTAGCGTATCTCCCGTGTAGCAGCCAGCACCTGCTGTGATGATGCCCTGTGTCTGCAATGACAAGGTGAGACCTGTCAGGTGGCGGCTTCTTGGTTTTGCGTCATCAATCAGGCGCTCAAGTTCGCGGTAAGTTTCCTCTGTGATCCCCTGTTCCTGAATGCCGATTTCAAGCCTGAAGGTGCCCGGCTTTTCGTTGCTCTGCCACCACTCGATCACCCGCAGTAAAAACCCAAAAGGCTCAACGACGCGTCTCAGCGCCGAAATCGTGCCTTTGTGACGATGAACGAGCCAGGCGGCTTTAATCACCTGCCGTTTTGTCTGTTCTGACCAGCCTTTGTCCCAGCGGTCAACTGACAGCGCCCAGGCAAGATAGGGAAGCAGTTCAACGGGGCATTCGTCCGGGTTCCACAGTTTGCGAAGGTCAACCGGAATACGGTCAAGCCGTGTGGTGACTTTCTCAACATCCCGCATGAAGCGGCTGGCGGAAGGCGGGAGCAGGCTGTTATTCATCTGTTCCCCCTACCGTGATAGTGAATGACTCGCACCGCGCAGCCTGCGTGTCATCAATAACGATATCGCTGACAGGCTCCGGTAATTCCACTCGCTGAACGCCCTGCACATGCAATGCCGCCATAATGGCGGAGCGGGCAACGTCACGACCTATCTTGCCCTGCTGGCTTATCCACAACCGTAACGCATCCTCTGCGGCGGTGCGGATGGGTTCAGACTCCGGCCCCGGATAGAGATACAGGACGGCGTTGATGTGATAATTCACGATTTCCGCCGCCTGAACCGTCAGACGATCGGCGACCGGCCTTTTGTCGTCAGCAGACAGCGCTTTATTAACGGTTGCCAGTAACGCCTGATCTGGCGTTCCGTCCCCCTCCGTGGAAAGCACAGAGACCACGACCACTGCAGGTGACGGGCTGGTTGCTTTGGCATCAGCCACCTTACCGCTGGCACTTTTGGCAAAATACTCATATGCGCCGGTTGGTCCCGCGACGCTCAGCCCTTCGAACGCACTCTGAATGCGCAGCCGGAATGCAGCGTCGCTTTCATAGACGGCTTCAGTGGTATCCGTGGCTTCCTGCGTGACCAGGCGCTGGGTGTTATTGTTGGCCCCCAGATTATCCAGGTCGCTGAAGGTGGAATGACTCAGCATGCACGCCGCCGCCCCGTCATTTACGCGCTGCATCAGCATCATTTCCCGGTAGGCGAATACCTGGGCAATGGCGTTCAGGGGTTCAGATTCCAGCTCAAGCGCAGCGGCAACAGCGGCCTGTTGCTCCGAAGGAAATGCCGCAATCATGCCCGCTTTGACTTCAACAAGGATCTCTTCGAAGTCCAGCACTTTAATGATCTGCGGCTTTGGTAGTTGCGATAAGTCAACGGTCGCCATGGCTGCTCTCCCGTAGCGTCATCGTGACGGTGGCCGGTTGCATACTCCTGGTGATAATGCCGGTGAGTTCTGCCACTGCCCGCCCATCCTTTGACCAGCGGATATCAATGGTGTTGAGCGCAATTCGGGTTTCCCAGCGTGCCAGCGCGATAACGGCGGCGCTCATGCACTGAAGGCGGGTGGCATCATTCTGCGGCTCATCAATCAGGTCAGGCACCAGACTGCCGTAATCTCTTCGCATCACCCGGCTGGCAAGTGGCGTGGTCAGTATGTCTTTCACTGAATTCCACAACTGATCGGCATCATTCAGGGTGCCGGTGCCGTTGGGATTCATCCCCGTGTAAGTCGCCGTCATTTTGTGCCCTCCGTCCAGCTACCGCCTCTTTGCACGCCACCGTGACCGTGGTTGTCGACCTGCACGCCGTTAGAGGTCATTTTCCCTCCGCTGTGCTCAACATTACCGCGCATCGTGCCGCCTTTCGTCACTTCAAACGTGGCGGTTTTCAGATGTTTAGTGCACTCCACAACGGGCGTATCCAGCGTGACGCCAACAGCCGCCTGAATCTTCGCGGTCTTCATACCGGTGGCTTCCAGCGCGCTGGCGTCGGCGTCGTATCGGACAACTGCACCGTCCGGTGCCGTCATCACGATTTCTTTCAGGCTGCTGCCAGGTGCCGGGTGATTATTGCTGTACAGGCTCCCCAGAATAATGGCGGTCTCCGGGTTGCCGCCGATGCAGGCAATGGAGACCTGCTCCCCAACGGAGGGCGCGATCCAGATCTTGAATGCACCCGCCCGTGGGGTATTCCAGCGCAGCCAACCCGTTTCCAGATTTCCGCTGCGTACGCGGACACACCATTTTTCTTCATCAACGGCAAAAATTACGCCGGTGCGAATGATGTTTTCCAGCAGGCGTATCAGTTCGGCGTTCATCGTGCGGTACTTCCCAGGCTGTTAATGGTGGTGTTGTAAATCAGACGTTCATCCACCGCAGACAGACCCAACAGCTCACGAACAGGGTATTTAGTCACTACACCCGGCCCGACCTGATCACGCTGGCCGTACTGATGAACGCGGGCAATACGCGCAGCCACACCGTCATAACCCACTGTCACCCCCTGCGCATCAGGGCGCATCTTCATAAACCGCAGTGTGCGCAGGCGCTCAAACATCGGCGCTTTACGTGCCGTGTCACGACGCAGCGAGCGCGTGTTAATTTCCAGATAACGATCAATATCGCTGCGGTAAAACGTGCGAATGTCATTACGTTCGGTGTCAAAGCCAGTGATAGTGCGTCCGTATTTCCCCCGCCCGCCGTGCCAGTTTTTCAGCGTCCTGACTTCGTTATTCCAGATAAATTTAATGCCCTGCTGGGAACGAATGATCCGGCGCCTGCGTTGTGGGTAAGCTGCTCCGTCCGGACCTTTTTGCGCCCGGATACGCTGCTGCTGGCTGCGGCGAATTTCCTGCCCGATGAGACGGGCCGAGCGAGTCCGCCCGGACGCAGAGATACCCGCAAGGATATCGCTGAATACCTTATCAAGTTCACGAAAGCGATCGTCACTCATACAGCAGTCTCCCAGGTCACGTCTTCAAACACGGCGTGCCAGTCTCCGCCTGCTGATGGAATACGGGGTTTTGGTTCTGGCAGGTGTTCTGCGTGGACGGTTCCGTCTTCATCGCGACTGACTTTCACGCGCTCCCTGACCGGGATTTCATAAAGAATATCGGCGCTGTCGTCGTCATTGATGGCGACTGAAAACTTAACATCTTTGTTATTCTCAGGGTTAAGCAGCAGGTCTGGCTGGTTGTGCCAGAGCCAGGCCATCAGCGGTAAGGTGAAATCATCAATATCGCCGGGAAAATCCATGGCGAAAAACACCAGGTTATAGCGGTAGGCAAAAGAAGGTGTTTCGCCGGTTGTCTCGATACCGCCGCTTTCCACAAATACGGTGAATTTCTCCGGGTTGGCTTTACACCAGCGGCTGGCGTGGACCATCGCTTCACGCAGTGAGTTAATCTTCAGCATGGTGGCACCTTTTTAACGTGCGAAGCGCTCAATTACGCTCGCAATGATCAGCAGATAAATAAGCGTCCAGAATGGATGCTCAGCAATAAAATCGAATAACGTCACTGTCCGGCTCCCGTGTTCTCATTCAGTCGTTTAAGGCGGCGAATATCGAGTTCACTAATCGCAGCCTTATCGGCATTACAACTATCCAGCGCATCGCGCAGGCGATCACTCCAGTTGGCTATTCCGCCCCAGGTGACGGGGCTTGCCAGTTCCGGCTGCGGCGTCGCGGCTGTCAGGCTTTCCGGCACCGGCTCGTGCACTATCTGTACCCGTGGTACTGGCGGGGCGTTTTTGCAGGCTGTTACTGACAGCAGCAGGCACCACAGTGTTAGCGCACATATCGTTTTTCGTTGCTTCGCGCATCTGCTCACGTCTGATTTCCCCTTGTGCATTTCGTTGCTGTTCATCTGCCTGCCGTTGTGCCAGCAAAGCAGTGACGTCTGCTTTTATTGCCCGCAGTTCACCCATGATTTCGCCGGTACTTTTCAGCTCACGGGAAAGCTCATCATTACGAACCGAATCTTTCCCGCGCTGGTTTGTCTGCCAGAGCAAGCCGCCCGTAACCAGCGCCAGCAGCAGGCAAAGAGTGATTGTCTGATTCATCGCTGTGTCTCGACATCACGCAGGCACCAGGCCTTAAAATCGGTGCGGCGGTTGAGTAATCCCTGCACACGCTTCCCGCTGCTGTTAACAAAATCGGTCAGCCGGTCGCACACAGGAGCCCACTGGTGCGCCTGTGCCAGTTTCCAGATGGTGGTGCGCTGGCGTGTTCCATTTTTGTCTTTGAACCACATCAGGCCAGAACAGCCCAGGTTATAGGCCGCGTCCGTCATGGACTCAAACGCAGACTGTGGCATGTCCGCACCGTTAAAATTCTGGTTAATGCAGTTTTCTGCATGACGCAGGTCATTAATCCAGCGCTTCGCCACTTCGCTTTCGCTGTACAACCGGTTCTGCACATTGCCAGTGGATCCACAGCCGACCGTTGCCACTCCCGCAATGTCACGGTATGGGGTGGCGCGGCAGTCTTCCCATGTGGCAATTTTTACCTGCGCTTCTTCGGATGTACGCAGGGCTTCCGGAGCCAGCGAGATCCCCAGCGCAACAATGACGGCGACGGCGTAGCGCTTAACGGGCAGATTCATCGTCATGCCCGTCATGCTGTAACAGCTCAAGCGCCCGGCGTTCCGCTTCGTGCAGGCTCCTGGCTTCAGACTGACTGAGGATCTGTGCAATCAGATCGTTACGGCGCTTTTGCGCCCGTTCCATCCTGCCACGGTGCAGCCAGGCGCGGGCCAGCGAAAGCGCCCCTAACAGCAGACCCGCCATCGCGATCTTTTCGCTGATGGTCATTACGCCGATACCAGTGACCATCACTGACATAAAAAAAGTGATGTGGTCATTTATCCGCTGGAATATATTCAGCCCCATAGCTGTACCATCTCCCGTTGTTTCTTTTGCCCCTGATCCGGGAGTTCCACCTCCTGACCAGGATTAAGGAATAACTGTCCACTCAGCCCAGGATTGGCTGCGATCACTTTCTCCGTCATCCCCTGCGTGGTGCCGTAATGACGCCAGCACAGTAAATCCACGGTATCGCCCTGTAGTGCCTTCACTTTCATCAGCAAAGCTCCGCCCAGATACGCTGAGCACCGCGAATATCGGCAATAGCCCAGCGCACGTCGCGCCAGAGGTCTTCCGCCTGCGTGTCCAGCGCATCGGCTTTCCGGTCGCTCTTGTTGGTCGTGTCCACGTCGCGGGCGCTCTCAAGGATAAGGGCGCGCGTGGCGGCATAGACCGCACGGCGGTAGCGGTGAATATTGATACTCTCGCCGTTGATTTTTCGCGGCGGTATTTCAGGTTCACCATTCGGTTTAATGGTCGGGGCATCCGCCAGCGTGCTGTAACCTTCTGCCTGCTGTTGCTGCTGCCACTCCTGAAGTTCATCGGTAACATGCGCGACGGCTTCGGTGGTGACATACATCAGCCGTGAAGTGGTTGTCCTGCCCGGAATGCGGCTGGCAAGACGCAGCTCCCGAAGCACAATGTCAGGCCAGAACACTCCGGCAGTGACTTTCTCTTCACCGTCATCAATATCGGTGGTGTCGTTTTCTGCCGGTTCTACTCTGGGTTTTGCCACCATGCTCATAGGGCGCTCTCCGGAAAAATCAGGCGGTGGGCGACCGGAAAAAAGAACACGGAGAGGGTTCAGATCGCCGGTCGCGCCGCCTGTCGACGGGGGTCGAAGTCGTTAATTATTTTTTCGTGCTCTTGCGGGCGGCACTGGCCTTGCCGGTGGTCGTTTTGCGCGGCGTTCTGCTGGCTTTAGTCTTCGCAGGCTCTTTCTTTTCTGCAGCAACGTCACTTTCGGCAGTAGCGGCCACATCACCACCGGCACCCTGAACCTTTTTAAGTGCGCGGGTTAATGCGGCGATCTCACGCTTAACACCGGCGTTCGGGTTGAGGTGCATCGCCTGGCGAAGCAGCTTCAGCGAAGCGCCCTGCGTCTCCGGGTCAGTGGAGGCGCGACGAGCGAAGGCGCAGGCTTTACAAAGTTTGGCAAGCACCTCATCAGGCATGTCACGGTTCGCGACCATCTCCCACAGCGTATCCAGCGGGGCGATGAAGCCGGATAAATCCGCATCAGGATCGGTTCCCGCCAGCGTCAGGATCGGATTGCAAATCTCTTCTGTCAGTACCGTCGTGGCATCACGCCCGAAATTGTCCGGCAGACTGAGGTTATGGCGTATTACGTACTCGCCGATGCGCAGGGCAAGCGCCAGATCACCACAGTCGACAGCCCATACCATCAGGGTTGTGATCACTTCGTCCTGGCGACCGCTGTCGCCTTCAAGCGTGCCGTCAATCCATCCGGCAAAATCGGGCAGAAGTTCTTTTTTAACCTCCGCTTTTGCCGCCCTGGCCTGGATCCCGCTTAACCGTGACTGCGCGAGGCGAAGGCGGTGCAGGATCTGCTCGTGTGCAGTACGCTCGCCCAGGGTTTCTTCACCGGTGTTGAGTCCCGTACGCTGCGCCATGACGCTCTGAAAATGTTTCTGTGCCGGTGTCAGCATCAGTTATGTCCTCCGTTATGACGGGCGCATTGCGTGCGCCCGTGCCGTCAGTTACGCACCGCCACCCTCAGCAGGGGCATCGGCAAACTTAATGCCCTGAATCAGTGCACTTTTGCCGTAGTCTTCCACCACGTAGGCATCGTTCATCGACTGGTAGGTTGCAATACGGTTGTATTCCGGCTCCTCCTTCATCAGGCGGCGCAGAGACCCCTTCTGGAAGTAGATCGACAGGTTGCTGAACGAGGTGATCAGCATGGCGTCTTTCGGGAAGAATGGCGCAAGGAACACCTGCAAACCGCCAATAAAGCGCGAAGAGATAATCAGCTGCCCGGCCATCAGTTCCGTGTTCGGGTTGGTGGTGCTCATCGCGTTAATCAACGGCAGGCGCAGGGTGTTGAACAAATCACGCCCCATCAGCACCACCAGATCCGGCGCGTCCTTGTGCCATTCATCCAGCAGAGAAGAACGGGCATCCTGTACCAGCGCATCCGGGTTGCCATACAGCCCCTTGGCGGTGATTTTGTTATCCATGTCGCGGGTGGAAATGGTCACATCTGACATGACGCGGGCCGCTGCATGCTTACGGATTTGCTCCATCCAGCCGGTATTCACATCCTGAAGCAGCGGGTTAGTGGCGAAATCGGAGATCAGCGCATGCGAGGTGCCGTTAAACCCGATCATGATGCGGTCAAGTGCAATCTGTCGTGCAATTTGCTGGCTGACGCGGGCCTGAAAATCAGGGTGAGCACTCCAGGCATCCAGTTGCGAATAGCTGATGAAGGTGTCGTAGTTCACCTGCTCACAGCGATAGCGACGTGCAGCCAGCTCGTGAGCACTTGCCGGGTTACGGCGCTTCGCTCCGTCGCTGCTGGAGTTGGTGCGGGCAATCGGCCCGGTGGTATCAACCAGGACTTTATCGCCTTCCTGATCGTCAACGCCGATAACGTTAATCTTTTGCGTCAGTTCGGTGCTTTCTTTGGCGGCATTTTCCAGCCGCTGCTGCACGGACGGATCCACCGAATAGCGTTTAGTCAGGTTGCTGACGGTCACGCCGCTCAGTTGTGCCTGACGTTGCATGTACAGCTCAAGCTGCGTGCGGGTATTCCCGGAAAGTACGATTGTCATTAGTCTGTCTCTCTTCGTTAAATCAGTAATCAACCAGCTGTGCGCCATTACCACCGGTGGCAGCAAAGCGGGAGGCCTGGTTACTGTCCTGGGTTTGCAACTGTTCCCGCAGGGTGGTTAATTCACTGGTGAGTTTTTCAACCTTCTGGCTGGCTTCGCTGTTCTTCTGTTCCAGTGAATTGAAACGATCGAGAAGGTCAGAATGAGACTGCGCCACATTTTCAACGGCCTCACGCACCTGGCTGAACTGCTCGCTGTCGGATTTGCGGCCTTTGCCGATGAGGTCCATCACGCGGCTGAGCCACTGCTTACCTTCTTCAGTGCGCTGCTGCGTCAGTTCGATAACCTCCGCTTCCATCGCTTCGGTAAACATTGGCGGCTCAGTTTGCTGGTTATTGAACGCCATAACCTGTGCGCGTTGCTGAGCGGCAAATTTCAGACGGTCAGTGCCAAGGCTGGCCGGGGTGTCCGTCATGGCGAGCCCGACAACATAGGCGTTGCCGTTCAGCGCAAACTGCGGGTGCAGTTCAATGCTGGAATACACCTTTTTGCCTTCATCGGTGAGCTGCTTCATACGTGCCGAAGGCTCGATCTCCGCATAAAGTGCGGTGCGGCCTTTCAACGGGCCATCGGTAATATCTTCGGCGCTGAGTCCGGTAACGTCCCCCATTGCGCTGAAGTCGCTGTTAGGAAGCATTGACAGGTAGTGCTCCACGTTCACACGCGCAGCGTAAACGCTCGGGTCATAACTTTCTGCTGCCGCTTTCAGGTGTTCGCCGCTGATTTCGCGACCGTCAACGGTGGCGCCAGAAACGGCGACGCGAAACTTTTTGCGGGCTGGTTTTGCGGTGCTCGCCATGCTGATTGTCCTGTTACTGGTTGGTTTATGGTCATGATGACAGAGCGTAAGTTGCTGTCTCAACGTGCTTTTGTTGTCGCTGAAGGCACAGAACTGAAAGAGGGCGAAAGCGGGATCGCGCGCGCGGTAATCTTCCCGGCATACAAGGGGAGAAGAGATGATTCAGGACGCTTTTGTACGGCTACGCGCAAAACAACTCTACTGGCAGGGCTACCCGCCAGCGGAGATCTCGCGCCTGATGGGTATCAGCCAGAACACAATTTATTCGTGGAAGAAACGCGACGAATGGGACGAAACGCCAGCTATACAGCGTGTCACGCAATCCATGGATGCTCGTCTTATCCAGCTGACAGACAAGAAAGAGAAGACCGGGGGCGACTTCAAGGAGATTGACCTGCTGACCCGGCAACTGAAAAAGCTGAATGACGGCCAGCCCGCAGAAGCGGCTGGCGGCAAAAAAACACGTAAACGCAAGCTGAAGAACCATTTCACGGATGAACAGATAACGGCACTGCGGGGAAAAATCCTCGACTCCCTGTCCTGGCATCAGCGCGGCTGGTATGAACAACGTCACCACCGTAACCGCATGATCCTTAAGTCGCGTCAGATTGGTGCCACCTGGTATTTCGCCCGTGAAGCGCTGCTTGATGCGCTGCGGGATGATGTGAAATACCCGTATCAGCGTAACCAGATCTTTTTATCGGCTTCCCGGCGTCAGGCGCACCAGTTCAGGGGATTCATTCAGAAAGTGGCGGAAGAGGTGGACGTTGAGCTGAAGGGGGGCGACAAAATTGTGTTGTCCAACGGCGCAGAGCTGCACTTTCTCGGTACATCAGCAGCAACCGCGCAGTCATATACCGGCAACCTTAAATTCGATGAATTCTTTTGGGTCAGCAATTTCACCAACCTGCGCAAAGTGGCGGGGGCGATGGCGACACTGAAAGGGCTGACGCGAACCTACTTTTCCACGCCATCAGGCGAAACGCACGAGGCTTATCCGTTCTGGACGGGCGATCGCTGGAACGAAAAGCGCGCCAAATCGAAGCGGCAGGCGTTTGATGTGACCTGGAAGACGCTCAACAGCGGCCTGTTGTGTCCGGATAAAACCTGGCGTCAGATTGTCACCCTGAAAGACGTTATAGAACACGGCTGGGAGTTTACCGACCTTGAAGAGATACAGGATGAGAACAGCGAGGATGAATTCCAGAACCTGTATATGTGCGAGTTCGTCCGTGATGGTGAGTCGGCGTTCAACCTCAACGCACTGATCAGCTGTGGGGCTGATGGTTACGACGAGTGGCCCGACTGGAAACCTTTTGCCAGCAGACCAATGGGACAGCGCGCGGTCTGGATTGGCTATGACGCCAACGGTAGCAGTGGTAAGGGTGACAGCGGCGGGGTATCCGTCACAGTGCCACCTCTGGTGCCCGGTGGTAAGTTCCGCACGATAGAAACCATCCAGGTACAGGGGCTGGAGTTCGAAGAGCAGGCGAAGGTTATCGAAAACCTGACGTTTAAATATAACGTTCAGCATATTTGTATTGACGTGACCGGTGGTAACGGTGAAGCCGTCTACCAGATAGTGAAAAAGTTCTTCCCCATGGCGGTGCCGTACACCTTTAACCTGGCTTCAAAGCGCGCCCTGGTGTTGAAAATGCTCCATATCATTCGCGCCGGTCGCTGGGAATACGATCGCAGTGAGCGGGCACTTGTGACGGCCTTCAATGCCGTGCGAAAGGTTAAGACACCTGGCGGGTTTATCACCTATGACACTGACCGATCCCGCGGCATCAGCCATGGCGATCTTGCCTGGGCGACGATGCTCGCCATTATCAACGAACCGCTGGGACAGGAAAGAGACGGCAGCGGTGGATTCGCGATGGAGTTCTGATGAAAAAGAGTAAAAAGAGTTACAGCCGCCAGCCAGCCACATCGCGCGACCTGTCTGATGCACTGAGAAGCGCGCCATCGCTGAGTGCCTTCAGCTTTGACGGCCCTTACCGGGCGGAGAGCTATGATCTGCTGGATAACATGTACTGCGCCGATAATGGCCGGTACTTTGAAACGCCGGTTGACTGGTACGGACTGGCGCGCGCATCGCGCAAAACATCATGGCATCAGTCCGCGCTGTACTTTAAGCGCAATGTGTTGCTCGGCTGTTTTATCCCCCACAAATTGCTATCGCGTCAGGCGTTCTCCGGATTTGCCCTCGACTGGTTTGTTTTCGGTAACACCTATCTTGAGCTGCGCACTAACCGACTCGGTGGACCACTCGAACTACGGCACGCCCTGGCGAAATACACACGCAGAGGTACTGACCTTGATACTTACTGGTACGTGCAGGAAGGGAAGGAAGAGTACACCTTCCGGCGCGGTGATGTGTGCCACATCATGAATCCTGATATCAATCAGGAAATCTACGGCATGCCGGAGTATATCGGCGGGTTACTGTCTGCCAGCCTTGCTCACTCTGCCGATACGTTCCGCAAGCTGTACTATGACAACGGCTCTCATGCGGGCTGCATCATCTACATCAGCTCGGCGCAGGCCAATGACAAGAGCGTTGAGGTGGTAAAGAAAACGCTGTCAGAGTCCAGAGGGAAGGGAGCTTTCAAGAATATCCTGCTGCATGCACCTGGCGGCGGCAAAGATGGCGTGCAGATCCTGCCATTCCAGCAGATCACCGCGAAAGATGAATTCATGAACGTCAAGGCATCTTCCCGTGACGATATCCTTGCCGCTCATCGGGTGCCGCCGCAGCTGATGGGGGCCATGCCAGGAGAGAAGGGATCGTTTGGCGACGTGGAGAAAGCCGCACGGGTCTATGCGATTAACGAGCTTATGCCAGTGATGGAGGCCATGAAACACGTCAACGACTGGCTGGGCGAAGAGGTGATCCGGTTTAACCCCTACGCCCTGCTGGAACAGAATTAACCCGCAACGCCTCACCATAAACCACCGCCAGCGCTGACTGTTCCGGCCAGCGCATGGCGAACCGTCCGACACATCATCAAATACTTTAAATATCCCTGCTGCTCTTCCCCCTCGGGAGCGGCGTACTGACGCCTTAACACCGCTCAATACATCGATCACATCAGAGCGCCTGAGCGTCACGCTGGCGGGCGTTTTCCCACACCATCAAAACATAACAGCGCACGACTAAACGACGCGCAAAGCAGCGATTACGGCGTTAATCCGTGTATCTAAAGGGGATCCCCTTCCTGCCCCTGTTGCGGGGGCTGTTCCCCCGTCACCTGCGCGCGACAAACGCCCTTTTTTTTGTGCAGGCACGGATCCCGGCTCAGACCGCGCCAGTACAGGCCGGAAAGGGCATAAACAGGTTCAAAAAAATTGTGCAAATTTGTGCACTATTGTGCGGGTAAAAAAGTGACCGTTTATTTGACTACACATTACCTTTCGGGTAATTTTGTCACAGAAAACCACAGAAAGTGGTGAGTATTGAATTAAAGGAGGTTGGTATGAGAAAAATGTTTGATGAGTTTGACGGCTTCTAAGTCGCATTGACCTCTATGAGGCGGGGAATTTAGCCCCGCCTTTTTTATGGATGAAAGAATATGGACCCGACAACACTACAAATCATCAGTAATGCTATCGTTCTGCTTGGCGTCCTGGTCGCTATCGGAACGATTATCTATAACGTCCGTACGGCAAAGAAAACGCAGACCGCTAACTTTCTCTTCGAGAGTCGTCAGGATACGCAGTACATAGAATCGCTGCACGTTCTGAAGCAGGTGCACCGTTCAGGAAAATCTTTTCGCGCTTACGTCTTTCCCTGCGAAGGCAAAGCGATCACCGAAGAGGAAATGACAGAGCGCCGCAAGTTCCAGTACATCCTGAATTTTTACGAAAGGGTTGCCGTAAGTATCCGCGAAGGTATCTATAACGAGCAGATGATCAAACGAACATCATATACCACCGTTATAGAAACATATGATATTGCCGAACCCCTGATCAAAGCTATCAGGGAGCACATCAATTCAGAAACGACCTATCAAGAGTTTGAATGGCTGGTTAAGCGGTGGAAAGCCAAACCGCTTAAGAAGAATAAGTGACTATTGCTATTGAAGAAGCCGCCAGCCAGGCGGCTTTTTACTACCCTGCATCTACCTCGTTAAGCGCCACCATGATCGCCAGCCTTTCGGCAGATGGTAACGCAGCGAATTTTTCTTTCCAGCGCTTCGCCTTACGCTTAATCCTGTATCGGTCGTTGTAGTCTTTCCCTGCGAACGTATGAGAGTAAGCGCGCTCCTCTTGATAATTCATCCATATTTTCTCCGTTCGAACACCTCCGCGTGTCATGGACTGAAACTCTCGCGAACGCCAACCGGTCAGCGTGTTGTCGTAAAGCTGTGACGGGTAGCCGGATAAAATGACACTCACATTTTCCGGCAGTGACATCAGGCAGCGTAAAAGACGCTCATGGTCAGCAACCGTGTATTCGTGACGGTAACGGGCGGCGCTGGTTCGGGTTTCCAGCAGGTAGGGGGGATCGGCATAAATCAGTACACGACCGGCGCGAGTGAAGTCAAACGTTTCCAGGTAATCTACCGCGTCGCGGTTCACCATATTGATATGCGAAAGCTGGTGTGTGAAAGCGAAGTTTTTAAGCGCTTCCACATCCAGATCAATGCCAATATTGCGTATAGCTGGCGGCTTACGCAACATGATGGCTCCACCGCCCAGGTGGGTTTCAATGTAAGTATCGTGCGGCGGCATTTCGGCGATGATTTTTTGATAAACACCGCTTGCCGCCTTACTTCCCAGATAACTCATCGCCTTATTACCCTCAAAAAAATTAACCTGCAGCACCACCAAAAATGATGGTGCTCGATAAAATGGCCAGCACGGGCAAAAGCGACCATGCCCCGACAATAGCTACAGTTTTCTCCCCTTAACAACCTCACTTCCATAGGTCCACTTGCCGTCTGGAGAAATCATTGCCCCCGCTGAACTCCCCGTCGCCGGATCCCGGTATAGCGCAAGGCCAACTGGGTGAAGCACTTCGGTATTAATGCGAACAATCAGACCCAGCGCCGACAACTGATTCCAGTCCAGCCACTCACAACCACCGACTTTCTCACGGCCAGCCGGGATGGCTGGCAACGCCAGCACCTGCTGCGCGCCTTCGGATTCCTGTACCGGCGTACAATGGCGATCGTAAAATTCGATAATCTGAAGTGCGACGGCAGCGATCTGCACCATCTCTTCGCGCGCCGTTCCTGATTTATGACCGCCAAATTCGTCATGCAAAATTGCCTGGCTAAACTCGCCCACCTCTTCGCTGAGGATGGTTTGCCAGACGAACGGATGTTGATCGCGGTCAGCTCCCCACTTTTCATCCTGCCGGTTCATTTCTGCGATGACTGACCCAATAGCTTTAGTGCTTAAATGCTTCATGTTTACCTCTCGTTTTTTCGCTTAACAGCCTTTTTCCAGCGTGTGACCAGGTCACACACCGCCACATATTCGGAAGTTGGTTTATCTTTCTCGCCTGCGTGCCATGCCTTCACTTCTCGTAACCGGCCACCCTCCGCCACGAGCATTCCACCGCCGTGGCGAACGCGGGCACCACCTGCGATTGATCGCACTACGTCATCACTGACGAAAATCCGACAGCTACGCAGCTGCGCGCCAATACTGTCGATCACTTCTTCGGGGATACCATGCATCTGCGAGGCCTCTTTTTGCTGCGCCTGGCGCAATGCGGCACCGGTCTTTTTCTTCTGGTATTCCGCTACTGCGGCGGCGTAGTTGTCTGCCCGCTTCTCTGCCTCGATCCGCAGTTGCTCGCGCCAACGCTGTTCTGCCTCTTCCGGTGTCAGGCTCATATCTTTCGCAGCGGCCACTTTTGGCCCCCACGTCAATGCAGTTTCATCATCAACAGACGTGCGCAGGCCGCGCGCAGTACGCTCGAAGGCTTGATCTGAGCTTTCGCGGCCAAAGTTTTTCAGTTTGCTGGTGATTTCCTGCCGCTGCTGGCGTGAATATCGGCGCAATTCTTCGATATTCAGCGGAAGTTCTGTCACTTGACTGTCCGGGTGATCAATACCGGCATGCAGCGTCGGTTCTGACGGTGTGGTACCAGCTGGCACCGCCACTTTTAACGGTGGTTTTTCGTCCGTTCCGGAGCGCCCCGTACAGTTATTGACAGAACTCCGAGGGGCCGCTGCGCGGCCTTCTAAGGTCAAAATCTCGACCGGAGACGGCTTACGCTTCGGCACAATTTTGTAATCGGTAGTGCGGGTAAAAATGACTGATTCGCGGCCCGTGTACGGGCAATAGACACCCGTAATTTTGGCGACCGTGTCACCATAATCATTACCGTTTTCGGTGTACTCATAGTTAAGGCGAACGCGCAGACAATCGCGCGCGACAAAGGGGCCACCCTGAGCGTTGGTGTATCCCGGCCAGTCTGGCGCATCGGCTGCTGCACGCGCTGCCTCAAGTTCCGGATGTAATACAAGCTCGCGACTACCTAACCTGCGCAATTCGCGCCAGGTGGTAACGGGGGCACCGCCAATCTGCTGAAACTGGCGGATGTTCCAGCGTGAAGCCCAGGCGCGTACACGTTTCGCCATCTCCCTGACTGGTTTGCCGGATTCAAAATCTAGGTCTCCATCCATGCCGTAACCGTCGATATTTTTTGAGATATATTTCGCGATATAACCGGTCGCAGATCCAAACTCTTCATCAATCGGTTTAACGGTAAAACGGTGCTCTGATGCACCTTTTTCGTTACCGTCCTCTTTCAGGGCGTGTTTGCGAAAAATGGCCGTTGCATACTCTGCTTCTTCAGGGCGCAGGAATAACAATAAGTGCCAGTGTGGAGTTTCATCGTGATGAGGTTCAGCAACACGAAAACCAAATGTACGAATGCCTTCGCGGCTCCATTTGGCCCGCACACGCGCCCAGACTTTGCAAAGATATTTTTGCGTCTGACGCGGGCTTGCATGCTGGTATTTATCATTGCGTTGACCGGAATGAACGTGTGTTGCGTGATACTTCGACGGTGCTGTTAGCGTATAGAACATGCCAACCAACCCCATTTCATTTGCCATATCTTCAAACCCACGCATACGCACCATCAGTTCATGCCGCGCGATCTTAGGGTTGGAAACGCTACCCATCACCTTATCCAGCAATGAACTTCGTTCACCGGTGTCCTGATCTTCCAGCTCCATCGCCTGGAGAAATTCAAAGTTCGCTTTCTTCTGGGCTACCCATTCCCTGAAGCAAGGATCAGAACAATATGGGGATGCCACCTTGCTGACATAGCCGGTCGCGATCATGAGGTGTTCGCGCCAGCGGTCATGGATATGGCGAATTTTGCCCAGCCACCATTTTTCCGAATGGAGCCTTCCGGCTGCTCGTAAAGCCTCGTCGGCATCCAGTTCTTCATCGCAATAACGTTGCCAGCCTGGGATTGCAATATTGAGCGTCGTCGCCTTGCTGGCTATCGCTCCGTAGGCATAGAGCGAGGAAAACTCCAGATCAGCTGTTTGTTCATACTGAAAATCAAACTCGCGCATAAACTCGCTTTTCATCAGATTCGCAAGCTTATACGCCAGTCTTTTCAGGCGTTTTTTGTCTGCCCATGGCAACAGGTGGAAGTCATCGCGCAGTGGGAGAAGGATCGCGGGGAGTGTACTTTGTGGAAGGTATTGCGCATTTACCGCATCCACGCGACGTAAAACATGGCGTTCGAACGTGCCGAACAACCAGCGCATTACATCTTTTGGCTTGTTACGATCGAGGTTTTCAAGATGCTGGGCGAAGCGCTTGCGGATAAATGCCGGGAGACTTTGCACCCTGCGGCGGAGGTAGTTAGCACGGCCTTTGCGGTCAAATGCCTCTCGTGCATCACTCTCGCGCGGGCGCATGGGGGCACGATAAACAGCATCAACAAGATCACCATAGGCGAGCGCCTTGCGCTCACCTTTTGGGGTGAGATATTCAATCGCTGAATCGTCGGCTTTGTTGGGATTGATGGCCTGCCGTTTGGTATTCCATTCCCATGCTAACGCGGCGAGATCAGACATAACTCACCGTCGCCATGTAAGCTTTTATGAACGCTGTTGCCGCTTCAACATTGATGGCGTTTCCGTAGGTGCGCAGTCTTCCCACTCTGGCGGGAACCCCATTAGCCAACGGGAATGATCCGGGGACAACTGGCCTCCACTTTCCATCTTGGCAGCTGAGCCAATCAGCATCTCGCCAGAAACCGTTAAGCGGGCCGGGCCGCAAAGCGCTGCCACATCCTGAAGCCGCTTCTGTATTTTTGTTCCATTGTCGCGATACGTCCGCATAGCTTCCTGCGGGCATGGTGAACGGTCGTTGCTTGTCGTCGGCGTTGGCCATGCTGCCATTTTCACCATCTGCGTAAGTGAGCTGCCCGTCATTCCAGGAGTGATCCCCGATCCGCCCCGCACTCCATCTGTCGCACTTGGTGTTGTCCATCCGGCTAATAATGCTGCTGTCTGAAGGTTCACCCCCCCCTGTCGTTTGAAATTCCCCGCCCCTCTTCCATTGCTGGCAAGCGGCGTCGGCCACCCAATAAGCACGGTCTCGCTGGTGCGGCGCGCCGACGCTCGCAGACGGAAACGCAGTCGCCCCGAAGGCATAGCCCAGGGCTTCCACGTCAGCTTGAACAAGGTCGATCCAGTCGCTCGCGTAAGCGCTTCCAGATTGCTCGCCAAATACCACGACAGGGCGGCGCTGGCCGATAAGCCAATGTGCGGAGGGCCATAAGTGCCGCTCGTCAGCAAACCCAAGTCCTTTGCCTGCCGCGCTGAAAGGTTGGCAAGGGCATGATGCTGTCCATGCAGGACGATCATCGGGCCAGCCTGCGCGACGCAATGCGAGTGACCATCCGCCAATTCCGGCGAAGAAATGGCATTGTCTGAAACCTTTGAGATCATTGGGGGTTACATCCTCAATTGAGCGTGTATCAACAACACCAGGCGCTATATGGCCGGCGTCGATTAAATTGCGCAGATGCTGCGCTGCATGAGGGTCGATTTCGTTGTAATAAGCCGTCATCGCGCACCACCTACACCGTCACGGTGTCGCCGGGCTTAACCTGCCGGGCGTCTTTTTCGGTATCACGGATAATGGTCGTGCTGCTGTACCTGCCCCAGCTCAACACCTCCACCTCAACGATCCAGAAATGGCGGTATGGGCGAACGTCGAGCACGCGAGTGATCACTGCATCAACTGTGTTCATCGGGTGGCGACCTCCCGAATCTCTTCGATTGAATCAAGCAGCAGTCGACGGCGGGTACGTTCGGCAAAGTGACGTTTGCCAGTGTCTTTCCGGTAGCACTCTGTTTTACCGACTACCCACATGGATTCCGTCTGGTGCAACTTCTTGCGCTGCGGGCCATCTTTGGTAATAACGATGCCCGTATGAGTCTTTTTGATGGTCATCAGAAAGGCTCCTGCGTTTCACAGCCCTTGGCAGGGTCGAAGCCTAAAAACATCTCGCCGTAAGTTGCATTCCCCATTACCGGTCCACAATCCGGGCAGCAGCCACCGCCAGCACGATCGCAGCCATCACACACGCGAAGAACGCCAATAACCTCGCCAGCCATATCGCGGCTTTTGGCGCTCACAGAGCGGCGGACACTCAGGGAGTGAAGGTTGAAGGCGGAATAAATTTCGCGGGTATCAGGCGTGTCGCTGTTTGAGATGATCGAGCGGATGCCATGCTGGCGATTGACATCCAGCAAGGCTTTAACCAGCTCACGATGATCGTCCAGGGTGAATGGCTTACCGTAAGCGGTGAAGTTGGCGGTTTCACTGGCTGGAATGTATGGCGGATCGCAGTAAATGACTTTGTCAAAATCCAGTTCCACGATGTAGCGAATGGAATGGCGAAAATCACAATGGATGAAAACGGTGTTTGTGTTATTGGCCTTTTCGGCGAATAAGCGCACTTCCTTTTCAGGGAAGTAAGGCGCGGCATATTTACCGAATGGAACGTTAAATTCCCCCCTCAGATTAGTGCGATACAGCCCGTTAAATCCATGGCGGTTCAGATACAGAAATAATGCGGCATACAGCAAAGCCTGATCAGGCCTGGAGGTATCACTCCACTGCATGGAGTTAAAAAGCGTCCTTCGTGCGTAGTAGCGATCTTCGGTGTTATCGCCATGAAACATCGATCTCGTGATGTTGATCAGGCGTTCGGTATCCATCGTGACCACGCGGAAGAAATTGATCAGCGCGCGATTGCTGTCGCAAAGAATGTAGCGGCGGTATTCCGTGTTCATAAACACAGTTCCGCTTCCTACAAATGGCTCAATCAGACAATCGGCCTTCGGCAAGTGCTCCAGCAGCTGCGGCATAACGCGAGTTTTACCGCCCGCCCATTTGATTGGTGATCTGATCATTATCTTGCCCTCACAACGATTCGAGGTGTGGGGAAGTCAGGCGTTGCCAGACCTCGCAAACCTGCTCCGCCCGATATACGGCATCGGTCAGCATGTAGGTTGCCGTTGAGCGACGCGGATGCGGCGTATATCCGGTGACACCGGCGATATGGATTAACGTTGAGAGATGGCGAATTTCGAAAGGAGGTATAACCTGCTCTGGGATGCCATAACGGTGGAGAGCATGAGCCAGCGTAGCCACATCAGCTGAATTGCCCGCAGACCAGCAATAGAGTTTTTCGTGTTTTGATGCGGTGGTATTAATAAACCGGCAGGCGGACCGTATGGCGTCAATCTCGCTGCAAGTTGCACTGATAACTTCAGCGCGCTGCGCGTTATCTCCCTTCATGAGCTGCAAAACAGCCTCAGGATAAATGCCCCCTACCGTCCTGATATTTATGGCGCGATAGAACTGCGGACCAATCTGACCTGTCGAGGGCTCGAAGAAAACGCACTCAATAGCAAAGATCGGCGAATCAGGCGCTTTCCCCAGCGCGCGAATATCTAACATGAAGTTATTCATTGTTTGTTACCCTCGTTAATGGTTAATTCGCGGCTGACGATCCACCGCTCGACTGATGAATAAATCTCTTCTGGTGTGGCGCTTTCCTTTTTCAGCTGGCCGACAAAAATACGAAGCAACCCCAAAAGGTGAGCGCGTTCGTGTTTTCGTGCATTGGTGCTTATCTCTACAAACTCCGGATCACTTATTTCGCTATCCAGCTTTATTGACTTAATCGACATGCAACCTCCTGAAAAAGGCAAAACGAATCCCCGGCAAAATGAATGCCGTTAATTTAAGCCTTCTTAATTAGTGGTTAGTGCGAGGTTTTCTTTTAACTTGTTTAAACAACCTTTCGTGCCAGTAATAAAGAAAATCAATAAAAGTCATTCGCGCCCGCGCATGATTCCCGCGAATTGTTTTTTCAAGACCATAAATGATTAAATCAATTGATGGGCTGTCAGGAGTTACAACAATGCGTGCACCATTTTTTAAATTAACAGTAAAGCCTTTCTCCGCGTTTTCTACCGCTTCGCGAATCAGCATTTCCCGTTCCCACGATGTTTTCTCTTCAGTAAACACGTAAGCCTCCTTCTACCGCTACAGTAGTTTTTTGAATGCTCTTGCCAGAGTGGTAAGTAAGCCTTTATTTATCTTTTTCGTATAAACAAAAGGCTTACTCATACCTTTAATAAAGCGAACCTTGTTCGGTTCTGGTTTAAAGAAGCGTCCGTCTGGGCACTCGATCCAACCGCGAGTATTGCGGCAGTGCGTGACCTGGCAACCCTGCCTTAACAGGCTGGCAAGTGATGGAGCGTTATCGTTCATATCTTGTTCCTGCTACAGTTGTCTGCGGGACTTGCGTTCTACTTCTTCGCGTCTGGCTTTAAATTCAGAAAGCTGCTTATCTTTTTGTTGTTTTGCTTTATAGCAATGCTGCCTAATCAGGAACTGAATCAGATTTAAAATCAGCACCGCAAAAATAAAGAGCACTGCACCGATCACCATTTCCATCATCATTGCAGTCCTCATTTATAAGAAACTGCTTTTTTTTAACATACGGTCAATCGTGGCGCAGGCTTCTGCTAATGCGAAATCACGGCCATAGTAATTATCCGTTTCGGCTTTATCGTCACGCTTGTTTATCAAATAAGTCTGACGAGCGTTAAAAATATTACGCGGTGTTTTACGAATGGTGAAACCGCGATAAGCGAAAGTGTTTTTACTGACCTGTACAGCGCCGTGAATACTTCCTGCATGTGATCCGTGTTGTGAATATTGTTTTCGCATTACTGATTACTCCTTATGCGCGGTTTTGTAGAGTGGAACGGCTATTACGCTTCAACACATTGTGTTTGTTTCCGGTGGTGCGGCGATAAGTTGCTTTATCTCGCATCAAGCGGTCGATGTAGTGTTTCTCTTCCGGGGTAATTAGTGCGCGGCAATGTGCTACGGCATCCCAATATTCCTGCAACATGATGAAGCGCTTAGGACGTTTTGAGCCTGGCATGCCTTCGCGGTGAACTGGAAGCTGTGCGCGATCCATCAGGTTGCGAACGCTCTTCAACGTGCGGCCCGTCAGATAAGCAAACTCGACCGGCGTGACGAAAATCTGTTTTTGCAGTTCTTCGGTATTCATGTCCCTAATTCCGTCAGCCTGCGAAGTAGTCATTTTGCAGGTGCGTGCAACGCGGGCTACATCTAATGGGAATTGCCGTAAATGTTGAGATTCTGCGTTTAAAACGATTTCTCGTGATTTTGTCATTTGTTAGACTCCTTGATTACCGCTAGTTGAGGCTTGTTAAGTCCAATGTTGCGGAATGTGTTACATGTTGTAGTTAAGCAACAAGTGACTTGATACGCATAAATATGACGAGAACTCATCATCATGTCAATCACGCAAGGCGAAAAACTTGGGCTTATCAGGGACTCTGAGCGGCTGTCTAAAAGGCAACTAACTGATTTAGTTGGATTAAATTACTCAACCTATGTTGGGTATGAGTTAGGGAGAACTAAGATGACATTAGAGTCAGCAATCAAGCTCTTTGGGCACCCACGATTCCATAAATACCAGGAGTGGTTTATGTACGACCGTACAGACCCGAGCCGAGGCCAAATAGCACCGGCTCTCGCACACAATGGGCCAGACGAAATTCAGTCAGACCCCTCCGGGAAGCAGATTGGTTAACTTTATATAAACATTACATTTTCACTATTTGTTACCAGGATAGTGATCTGACTGTTGGAGGGTTTTCTTATGTCCGTTAAGAAACTCGAAGATGGTCGCTATGAAGTGGATGTAAGGCCGCGCGGGCGCGACGGAAAGCGCATACGGCGGAAGTTTGATAGGAAAGCAGACGCACATGCTTTTGAGCGCAGCATCATTGCCAAGTATCAAAATCATGATTACCTGAACAGACCGGCTGATAAACGAAAACTTAGTGAGTTTATTGCGCTTTGGTGGCAGTTAATCGGACGGAATAAGAACTACGCAAACCGCAGGCTTAGTGCTGTTAACTGCATTTGCCAGGATATGGGGGATCCCATGATTTACCAGATTGATGCGCGGTGTCTTATTGACTACCGGGCATACAGACTGGAGCAGGGGATTAAGGCTTCAACGATAAATCATGATCTGTTTGCTCTTAGTGGCGTGTTTAAAGCTATGGCTGAAATTGATGAGTTTCACGGTGAAAATCCGGTAACAGCAATTTCAGCACTGAAAGAGCCTAAAACGGAAATGTCGTATTTCACTGAGTCGGAAGTAAACCGGTTGTTATCCCTGTGCTCTGGTGATTACTACCGTATTGCCGTTCTGCTACTTGCCACTGGTGCTCGGTGGGGGGAGGCCTACCAGCTTAAGGCTGAAAACATTGTCGGTAACAGGGTGATGTTTACGATCACTAAAAATGGAGATCGGAGAGTGGTTCCCATATCTGACGACATTGCAAAAATAGTGAAGCATCGGGAGTCAGGAAGGTTGTTCCGCGTGAGCTATAAAACCTTTCGTCTGCGCATGAAGGAAGCAAAGCCCAATCTTCCAGATGGGCAAGCTGCGCACGCGCTACGTCATACGTTCGCTACGCACTTCATGATCAAGGGCGGAAATATTATCGCGTTACAACGTATTCTTGGTCATTCCGACATATCACAGACAATGACTTACGCTCACTTCGCGCCGGACTATTTATTGGACGCTGTGAGTTACAATCCCCTCAGTGGAATGTCCACATTATGTCCACACTCTGGAGGCAATGCAGGGGTTTTGAGGGTTAGTTGA